CGCCATTACCACGGGTTTTGATACCTGTTGTCTTAGGTGCAGGGTAGTCATTGCGGCTGATGCTTCCAACAGACATATTTACGTCATTGGCTTTCATGCGGTTACCGCCTTGGTAGCCGCTGTTCTTGATGTCCACACCCGCTTTGCCGTCCATCGTGTGGGGTGGGGCATAAACTTTGGCATCGCCAACCTCTTTGCCCATAACTTTTTTGCTAAAAGTGGCCATGATTAACCCCGTTTCTGGTTAGCAACTTTAGCCAAACCACGACCAAGCGCCTTCATCTGGGCGTTTGTCTTGCCACCTTTGGCAAATTTCGTCATAGGCTGACCGGGATGTAGCTTCTTCTCATGCTTGTGCACGGCTCCAGCCATCATCTTCTTGTCTTGTGCCAAATCTGCTTTGTCCATGATCGACTCCTTATGTCGTTGTAACCGTAACTGTGCCTAATTCTACCGCTATCACCAAGTTATTTGGTGTTAAAAGTGTGTCAAATCCCCTTGCCCCACCAACAGGACTCCAGCCCCACTGGAACACCCGGCTACCCGCTTCTGGGTAACCAAACCCATCCTGCGCAGTGCTGTCCGTTAGCAGGATCTGTAAGCCACTCTGGCCAGAGACTCGGTAGCTCACATCAGGGCGAGGATCACGCACTGCTTGGGGATCGTTGACTGGGTACATACCCAACTGCAATTGCGGCTGATCCGGGTTCCAACACGTCTTACAAACCTTAATTTTAAAAGGCTTGGTCTTAACTACTTCGGTTTTTAGCTCCTTTAATTTAAAGCGAAAGCTACACCGATCACACTCAGCGATTGCATGCTTACCCGATGCAAAACGACTAGGCATAGAACAAGTTCCTTGGCACAAACCTCAAAGGCGCAGTTTCTCGGTCTCCCGATTGGGCCAAGTCCCATTGCTGTTCGTAGTCGGCCTTGAGCGCCATCGTGCGGGTTGGATCGGCATTCGGCAGCTTCATGCTCAACAGATAGGCCAACCCCGCCACCATGCAGGGGATAAAGCGGAACGGGATATCTTGCACAGTCACACCCGTACCGGCGTCCTGAATACGGCGCATGCGGTAGTACACAAACATGTACTGGCTACCGGGGGCATTGGGTGTAGGCCATACGTTAATAGCAGGCAGGTTCTGCACCGTGATAGCCGCGCCCGTAGTATGGCCCGCAGCAGTTGTGCCGTTTTGCCCACGGGCACAGTTGATCAACTGGTTGTTCACAGGGTCTACGTTGGGGTAACTGATTGTCTCGCTATCAATTTTTATAAACCCAGAGGTGGTCAAACTAGCTACGCTAGACACCGTAATTGTGGTGGCTGTAGATGTAATAGTCCCGTTAAGGGTAGCCGTAGCAAGGTTCTCTTGCCCCGACTGACGGTTGTACCAGACTTGGATTGGGCGACCTTGTGCCAACTTGTTTGGCAGGCTCATGTAGGTCGATTCAGAAATGCCGCTGATGTTGATGTCGATCTGATTAGACGTGCCGTTGCTTTGGCGAATAACGGTATCTAAGAGGTTGATTGTGTCCACAGGCATGGGGTACATAGCCTGCCCCGTCACCATCGGAATCTGGCCCTGCTCAACAGTCCAGAAGTTCAGACCACGGTTAGCCCACTCAATCGTCAGCAAGTTCAACGAACGCCGTGCAGTACGGAAGTTGTAGCCCGTGCGAAGTTCTTGACCACAACGCTCAAACGCCTCTTCAATGAGGTCGTTCATGTCGAGGTTAAAGGCTGAAGTGCCGGTAGTCTTAGCCATTATCTAAATCCTGCTGTTTTCTTGGCAATCGTTTTAGGTTGGGCTACAAATTGTTTTCCACTGGCTTTACCTGCCCTTTTGGCCTTGGTTGTCGCGGCGTACTCAGCAGAACTGAGACTCTTGATAGCCGCCTCTGGCAAATACCGCTCCCCCGTCTTACTCGACGGTTTACCAGACTTGGTGCGCCATTTCTGGTCACCCCAATCTTTGAGGGACTGTTGCGGAGCTTTCAATCTCTGTACCCGCCACCAGCGGCTTTATACCGTTTGGCCATAACTTGTGCTTTTCTCGCGCTCCATTGCCCTGCGCCCGTGCCTACAATTGCCGCAGCCTTGACGCTGTTAAAAATCCGTCTGCGAAGGCTAGGTTTGGTGTAGTTACCAGCTTCGTTGACCTTCGACTTCACAGCCCCACCTTCGGCAAACTGCATGAAGTCAGTATTATCCCGGCGGGCTTTCTTCTTCCCCCCGGGCATCTTGCTAGGATTGATGGCCCCCATGCCACGGGAGGCTTTCATGCTCTAGTCTTCCCCCGTATGGCACAGCCATCAGCCCGTTTAGAAGCTGAAGATACAGAACCACCAGATGCATAGCTTTTGACTGCCCCGCCTTTTTTCATTATTTTAAATTTGTTACCGCCTAATTTGTCACGCACAGCTTTGCTCGTTTCTGCGGAAGCATCTTCACGCAAGCCAGAACGGCGTGCGTTTTCTTTTAACATTTCTGTTCGTTGTTCTGCGGCACGCCCACTACGCTCTGCGGCTTTAGCGCCAGCTTTATCGTAGCCAAGCCTTGGTGTTGGTTTTGGAAGCGCCAACGGTTGTGATATATCTTTAAGAATTTCTAATTTTGGTTCACGATAAATTGGTTCGCCCCGTTTTACAAATGGTTCAACACCTTTGCGATTGGCTAAATTTTTAGCAGCTTTAGCAATACTTTTAATACCAAAACCCGCTCCACCCAAAAGAGCCTGCTCAGGATACACAGCCTCTAATGCCTGCGACTTTTCCATTGCGGCTCTTCGTGCTTTTTCTGCCGAAGATTGCGCTTCTAATGCTTGCGCTTTTTCTACAGTTGGCCCACGCCCACTGGGGGCACTGGGGGCAGCGGGTGGGGGGGCACTGGGGGCACTGGGGGCACTGGGTTTTGCTAACTCAGTGGTGTACTTTTTGCCGTTAAACTCAAAAGTTTTGTCACCAGCGGAACGGGCATCTGCAAAAGCAGATTTAAAGTTTTGGGGTTTTGGCGCTGCTGGCGCTTCTGCTGGCGCTTCTGCCGCCGCTGGGGCTTCTGCTGCTACCGGGGCTGCTGGCGCGTCTCCGCTTTGCCCATTTGCCAGTCGCATCATACGTTCCGACTGCTTTTGACGAAGTTGATCTTCAGTATCATCACGTAAAGACGTTGCTGTGCCTTCTACGTATGAATCGTCTTCGCCATTAAACCTACGTACTTTTTTCATGTGAATCTACCTTTGGTTTTGCCGCGCTGTTCAGCACCGCTGCCGTGAGGGTACTTGGTGATCATGCCGCCATGCTTCTTAGCAACTTCTGGATCCATTGGGGGCTGACCCATTTCAGCGGTATAGATACCAGCGTTTTGTTTGCGCTCATAGTCAGCAAGTTGTTTGGCCGTTGGGCCACCCTGCTTACCGCGCCCCGCGCCTGCCGTTTGTGCTGCCATGACGTTCTCCTAGCAGGGCATGCCGCCCTTGTTCATCTTAATCTGCTTACCTTTGGTCTTGCCTTTGATAGCAACACCATTGATGTTTCCGGGGTTTGTCTTAACTTTGCCCATTGATGTCATGCCGCCGCCAGCCATCTTCTTCATGCCACCTTTTTTCATGCCCATTTGAGATTTATCAAAGGCTTCCTCTTTTTTAGAACCTTCTTTACCTTTGCCTTTGACTTCAACATCCTTACCGGACTTTTCAAATTTTGCAAATGGATTCACACCTTTTGTAGCCATATCACCACCTCGTTTAAAAGTTTTGCCTTTGTCGGCGTTAGAGAAATCCTTGCCCACGGACTGTGGGATACCTACCTTCTTGGCAAAGCCCGGATTGTGGGCTATTGCTTCCATGAAGTTGTGCTGTTTTTTGCTTGTGCTTGGCATTTAGCAGTTCCACGCCCGCAGACTTTTATTGATACGCGAGTTTGGGTCGTTGGCCGTCTTCTCGCTGGTCAATTTTTTCTTCATGCCAGTCATCCTTGCGCAAAAGGAGTCGCGCCGGGAGCCGCCCTCTGGCTGCGGAGCTTTCAGACCCGGCTTGCCGGGGTTGGCTGCGTTGTAAGAGGCTCGACCCTTGGCGTTCAAGCCGCCCTTCTCGGATTTGCCCTCTTTGCGTGTCCATGCGGGACTAGCCATAAAACACTTCTATACCCACAACCGTGCCAACGCTGGTTGTTAGGTACAGTCCTGTAGTTGCCAAAATACCCTCACCGGGTATCGTGATGTTGAAGTTCACAGGGGTGGTAACGCTGGCTATGTCCATCGTAAACAACACCGCAGCACCAGAAGCACCATTTCGGATTTCAAATGTGGCTGCTGTGCTTACCTTGGGGCTGACCACGATACCTTTGAGGCGTGTGCGTCCCGCTACAAAAGAACCCGCCGCGCTTAAATGCGCTGCTTTTACATCTGTCTGCATCATAGTCAATCTCCAGTTGTGGGGTTACCCCCGAAGATTAAGCTGTGCGTGTAAACACGTAGGCTGTTGCGCTAGAAAACATCAGCGTGTACCGGGCCAAGCCTGTCACACCCGAAGCAACGGTCAGATCACCAAATGAACCAGCAGAGTCAGCAGCGGCGGTGGACAAGATGCCGTTAACTGCTACAACGATGGTCACTGTGCTTGCGCCGCCAGTGTTGTCAATGTACAGGTCAAAAACTGTGCCTTTAGCTGCGCCAAGGGCTGCGCCAAGCAACGTGCCGGTTGGCAGCGTGATGGCGGTTGCAGAAGCAGAGGTGGAGGTGATGTAGCCAGTAGCAACTTCAGCAGCAGTGGCTGTTGCAGTGGCGTTGATTGCGGCGGTCGTAGCGTGCGTGGTGCGGCCAGTTCCTGCAATGTTGCCCGTAACGTTGCCCGTAACGTTGCCCGTCAAAGCGCCGATGAAGCCGTTGGTAGACGTAACCGGGCCAGAAAACGTGGTTGATGCCATGATTTTTCCTTACATACAAGTTAGGCGCATTAGTCTGTATGTCGTCAGCCGGGGCTGTCTAATGCACCGGAAAGCCCGGAGTAGCTGCAATATACACCAAAAGAAAGGGGGGCACAAGCCCCCCTAGTTTTTACTTTTCGCTTACAAAGTCGTTTAATGCTTTAGCTCGTTCAATGACTTGATCCAAGGTAGGCCAAGTTGCAAGCTCGTCATGTGTTTTCTTGGCGTGGTACTCTGATTCAAGCATTTGTCGTGCTTGCATAAGCATTTGGAAGCGCAATTCAAACGGGTTCATGTGTGTGTCCTCAGTGTGTAAAGGGCGGGATTGCCCAACGCCAATATACAACAAAAGAAAAGGGGGCACAAGCCCCCTTCTCCAAATATTTCCTAAGAAATATTAAGCACCGGCAGAGCCGAACATGCCCAGAGGGTCAGACCAGCCGAAGCTGTAACGCTCACGGGACTTGTAACGCACGTTGCCAGTATCGAAGTCACCATCCATCGACTGCGCCAGAGGCGAACGCACAAAGTGCTTCATGCCGTTTGGAACGTCTGTGGTCAGGAACCAAGCGTTCGTATCGGTCAAGAAGTGGTTGATGCAGTAACCACCGGGGATGGAACCATTGTTCTTCAATGCATTGATATCGTTGTCAGCAGTGCTAACGCGGAGTTCAGTTTCCAGCAAACGAGTTGCCGTGAACTGCAATGAAGGTGGAACCACCAACTTATCAGGCTTTGCGGCAATCAACAGGCCACGCTCATCTGTCCACAAGCTGATCTGAATAACGGCATTCTCAAGAGAAGTCTCGTTCAGGTCGGCAGGGGTAGATGGAATGTTACTGTTAGTACCACCAGACACCAAGGGGTGTGATGCGCTAAACAAAGCAACACCGTCACCGCCAGCGTAAGCACTGCTGAAGCCGTTGTTTAGAACAGCAGCAGCTTTAACTTGCTTGGTGTAAGCCATAGCACGAGCCAGAGCCTTGGTGTAACGAGCAGACAAACTGTCGTACAAGTTGTCCTCGATGGCCTCTTCGGTCAGCGAGAAACCCAGAGCGATGGTTTCGTGGTTGTATCGGGCAGTCCATGCTTCCTGCGCATTGTCATAAGCAATGGCAGAACCCTCGTTTTTAACGGGGGCAGCAGAGAAACCAGACAGTTTCGTCTCTTCTTCAAAAGAACGCTCAGAGGTTTCGGTCTCATAAATCTCTTTATGTTCCTCACCATACTTAGCGTACTCCAGACCAAACAGGGCGTTCAGGCCGGGGAGAAGTTCTTTGAGTAGTTGTGCGCGTGAAATAGCCATGATTTAGCTCCTTATGCTGTTGCAGTTGCTGCGTAATACTCGTGCTGACCAAAATTCAGTTTGACCAGAATTTCTGGGAACTGATTAAAGACCAGCGTTGAGCTTGCAACAAACGCAGTGATGGGGGCTTGATTCATAACCACAGTCGTCGCACCAGCCGCCGCTGCTGTAATTACAAAGGAGCCTGAAGCAATGTAATTGCCGTTAGAGTCCAGTGAACCTACATCAGTACCAACAGGCAGCGCGGAAGGAATTGCGCTGCAAGTGATGGTGGCAGTTGAGATGCTTGTAAATGTGGCTTGACCAAGAGAGACTGCTGTATCTGGATTCAAACCCAACACACGCAAAGGCAGAGCATCTGTCGTTGCAGGCGTAGCACTTGGAGCTAGAACCGCGTTCTTTGAATTACCAGTTGCAGTGTTACCAGTGTTGTTGATCATTGCCACGTTTTGGCCGATCATTGCACGAGCACCAGAAGCAATAGCAGTAGTAGCCGAGCAAACTACAGCGGAGAACACGGTGTCAGGATCGTCGCAAACGATACCAACAATGTCACCCGCAGCAGTACTTGCTGGGTAATACTGAGAAAACGTCTTCTGTTTGGTCAGTGGGTTGGTATACGAGCATCCCAAAAAGATGCCAGCAACTGTACCCAGCGTACCAGTACTTACAGAAATACGTTCTAAGTTACCGCGAACCAAGGCCACAAGATCACCGTAGAAGATGTTCGTAGCGTAGTTGTTGATGATTGCGTATTCACGGGTTGACCCCGCAAATACTTGACCACCGATCAGGTTGATCGGCTTTAGGCCGTAGGGGGCCGAGACGACGGGATAAGCCATTTAAGACTCCTTAAAAATTAAGTACCTTTGCCAAAGCTACTTGAGGATTTACGCTCTTGGAAGAGCGGCATCCGCGCATCGCTTTGACGCATGAAACTATTGTCTACAGCATCTGTCTGAGATTGGGTAACCTTGGCAAAATGGGCATTTCGCTGGGCTACAAAATCAGTAGGTGTCTTGCAAAGCAATAGTCCACCAACCTCAATGCTGTCCTTAAAACGGCTACTGGGATCGGCTAACAGTCGAAACTTCGGTTGTTCCTCAATGGCAACGGGTTCCCAGCCTTCTCGGAGTTTGGCCGATAAGTTACGGGGATCTGCCTGATTCATTGTAGAAACACGAATCCAGCGGTAGTTGTAACCGGGTTCTTTGTCCGGTTCAGGCAACAGTTCAGGCTGCATCCACTGCTTAGGGCGCTCCTGTACCGCACGTGTTGTCAACTCGCGTGTGAGTTTGTTGTCTTTAACATCAACCATTTTGGGCCTCCAATTTCAAAACTTCCTTCACATATTGCTCAGGAGTTAAGCCAAATTTTTTGGCTAGGTTTACTTGGCTTTGCTTTAGCTTAACCTTGGTGGGGGCCGTGCTACGAACTGCCGAGGCGACTACGGTACTAGGTCTTGTGCGAGTACTTTGCCTACTGTCTTCTTGTTCCTCAAATTTCTCTGGGAACCGTTTGCGAATTGTTTTGTCTAACTCGCGGTAGTAATCTTCAGAACCAACCTCTACGCCATTGTCCCTCAAGTCTTCGTGTAGAGCTAGGGCAAAGGCCGTCATACCCCGTTCCTGTCCAAACCAGCGGTTGCGGTTTTGCCACACTACTGCTTTGTTGTCCGGTTCGGGTACATACGGTGCAGGTTGATACTGCACAGGTTGAGGTTGTACACGAGTTTCTTCCTCTTGTAAAGAGGGCATGCGAAAGTTTTTTACCTGTATGGCCTTTAAGTTGGCCATTTGCAACGCTTGGTTGGCGTCCATCATCTTGTCGGCGTCACCTGCCTCGTAGGCTTCTTTATAAGCACGTTGGGCAATTTTCAGTTCCATATCAGAATTACTCTGCATGGTTGTGACGTATTCTTTCCCACCAGTATCTAGAATACCTTTGATGCGCTTATTCTCTTCTAGTAAGCGTTGTGCCAAAGTTACAGCTTCTTGCTGCTCACGTACAGCGGATTCCTTTTCCCGGCGCTCGTCGTGCCAGACCTTGCGCATCTGCTTGAGTTTGGTCTTGACGTTATCGTCATACTGGTCAAGTTCGTCCTTTTCCAGTTCCTCAACGAGGGGTTTAGGCATGGGTTGACGGCCACGATCCTCTACAGGAGTGTCATCTTCGATCTCAATTTCAATCTCGGGAGCCTCCTGTGCGGGTTTACCCTTACTCTCAATTTCGTCTGGGAACTTAAATTCTGTGTCTTCAAAAGGCATTTTGTGCTCCTTTATTTGCGTTTGATGCCACGTGGGTCGTCTACAACGGCCTCGACAGTATCGTCATTGATGATGCGGAACTCACGGCCATGTATGACCAAGCGAGAACCCGAATGTGGGCGCACAAGGACGAAATCTCCCTGTTTACACCACGGCCCGTTAGGGAACTTTACCGGGTCTTGATAGCAGTCTGGCCCCATATCTACAACAAATAAGACCGTTGTGAGGGTCTCCTCGTCGCGCATAGTCTGGTCAGATTTAATCAAACCCACCTCACTGTCCTCAAACTCTTTATCTGCCTCTGGTATGGCACAAAGAATCCGGTAGCCCGAAGGCTTGGGCAGTTGTTTGCCTTTTTCCTCTGCGGTTGCAGCAAAGTTATAGGCTCCCACGACTTGTGGGTTGTTGGCGTCTGTAGCCAACAGGATGGAACTAGTCATCCGCGTTCTCCAATCGTTGTTTCAGGTCTAGGGTGTATCCCCGCATGATGAGCAGACCACGGATCTCACCACACAGTTTCTTGTACTCCTCGTAGGACTCGGACTTGCCATCAGCCAGATAGTCCTTGAGTTGCTCAACTTTCTCATCAGCTTGTTTGATAAGAATTTCAAATGCATCCATTACTCACCTTTATTGGGTTGTCGATTTCGTTGTTGATCCTGCTGCCTTATCTGGATACGCTCCTGCATAAGCCGCAGTTGTTCTTCGTGGCTCTTATTAGAGAGTTGTTTGAGGACATCTACCCCGGTGTCCGTCATGTGGCGTTGCTGGTCAGCTTTCATTGTCATTACTGTCTTGACCGCATCGACCTTGATACGCTTGTCGTCAGTGTCGGCTTGTGACCGGATGCGATCACGCTCAACCTGCAACTGCGCCGCTTTGATGGCGTTGTCAGCCTGATCTTTAGCAGCCTTGCGCTTGTTCTCCTCTGCTTTAAGCTGGAGTTCCTGCATTTGCATCTGGATGATGGGATCTTGCGCCTGCTGTTTTGCCTGCGCCTGCTGTGCTTCCTGCACGTTTTTCTGGAGCAACTGTTGTGCAGCTTGTGCCAACATCGGAGACAGCCGCGCTTCGACTTCGGGATCCATGCTGACCTCTTCACCCGACTCATCTGTCTGTGGTGGCAACGCCATGCCAAGCTGCTGCTCGATCTGCTTGCGATACTCAAAGCCCAAGTGCTCGTTGATGTGCGCCATCATGGCCGACTGCATGGCTTGCGCCATGGGGTTTTGTTCCAAAAGTGCCATGATCTTGGGGTCTCGCATCGCGGCCATGTGCACAACAATGTGAGCTTGGTGGTCTTGGGTAAGGAACGCTTTGACCGGCTTGCCCTTGAGCACGTTCTGGTTCTCTGACACCGGGTCGGTCGGCTTCTGGTCATCGTCCATTGGCACGAGCTTGGATGCTTCCTTGATACCCAGCACCTCCAGCATCTGACGGTGCAAGAGTGGTAAGTTGTACAACTGCGGCGCACCTTGAGCCAACTGGAGCACAGCCTGATACTGCACAATCTTCTGCGCCATTGTTGACGCATTGGGATCACTGACAGGGATCACGTTCACATCATCGTAGTCAGACTTCTTCGCCTTACGTGAGCCTTCGCTTGGCTGGTAGTCGTAGTCTTCAGGTGTGTACTCAGCGATGATGTTCTTCAAGAGTCCCAACTCTTGCTTCATGCTGTAGTGAACCCGCGCCTGAATGGCACTCATATTCTTCAGAGTTCTCTCAAGAATAGCCAAGGTAGTACCTACAGGCGCTTGTGCACTCATATCACTGAGCGTCAGGTCTGCTGTGTTGGCAAAACGTCTACCTTCTTCAACAATCTGCCCAAGCAACGCCATCAGCGTTTGGCTAGGTTCCTTATAAGGCAGGGGTAGTAAGTTGTCTTTTAATGTGCCGCTGGCCACATCTGCATCACGCCATTCACCCGGAGCAATCGGTGTGTCGTCCCCCTTGACGCGCATGCCACGAGTCTTGAAACCACCGGGCAGATTACTCAGCGTACCAGCGTCTACAAGCTGACGGATAAGGGAAGTGCCTGACTTAGCAAAAGCCCCGATCAGGTGGATGAGGCCAAAGCAGTAGAAGCCAAACCCGGGAACGTACCCATAGTGGACAAAATGTTGTCGCTTGGCGTGGGTCTTATCATCAGGTTCCCAATTACGCCGAATGGCCAGCACCTTGCTAGTCCCTTTCTCAAGGGTTACTACATATGGCAGTGCAATCCCGGTCTCTTTGCCCTCCTTGTCCTTGTGCTCATAGCCTTTCAAGTCAAGGTCTACGTTCATCTCCAAGAGTTTGAAGCGGTCGTCGGAGGTGGCCCTGAAGCCCATTTTCTCGGCAATCTTCTTCTCAACCTCATCGAGCACGTTGTCGGGTGTGCCCAAGTCAATGTCACGGTAGAAACCTGCCACTTGTAGCTTGCGCAACTCGTTCTCAGTCTTGCGCATCACGTGCGTCACACGTGGCGAGGACTCTAGATTAGACGCGCCATAGGGCACAACAAGGTCTTCAGCGGGTACAAAGAACGATGCTTGCCGATCCAAACCCGGGTCAAAGTACACCTTCTTAAACGCATTGCCAGACAGACCCAAGCCCCACAGCATGCGCTCATGCTCAGGCCGGTACTCTTTCATCACGTCCGTCAACTGGTAGTTCATGTCGTCCTGCACACGAATCGCAGACTCTTTCTTGGCTGGTGTCTCTTTGCCAATGATCTGGGTCTTTACCGGCCCAGCGGCTGGGAACGTAGCCATCATTGTTTCACTCTGGAACTTCACCAGAGCTTCTGACAGCATGGGGTGGAACACACCACACGCACCCTCCCACGGCTCCGTGCGTTCTTCAATCTTCATACCCAGAAGTTCTAGGCCGTCCACATAAGTCTGCATCCAGTCCTTGCGGCTGGCTACATCCTCGTCATAGTCGCTGATTAAATCTTCAGCAACACTCTGCAAAACATTCTCACCAAGATACTCGGCCAAGTTGTCGTTGAACTCATCTTCATCCTCCGCATCTGGGTCAATCTCAATCTCCATACCGCCCATGCCAATACGCACAGATTCAGGATCTTCAATCTCAATCTCAATCTGAGGAGATGAGGCGTTCATCGCAGCCAGTTCTTCTAAACCTTGGGGTGCTGCGTATAGTGATTTCTCAATTGCCATGGTTCATCCTTAATAGTACGGCTCTTTCCTGCGGAACTGCCGTGGTTCATCTTCTTCGTCAGACGCCAGTTGAATAAAGCCACCGCGCCTGTAGCGCAGTAATGCCTGACTCATAGAGTCTACCAAGTCATCGTGTTCGCCCGAGGGGAAACTGGCGACTTCTTCTATCAATTCTTCTGCCCAGTGCGTATTAGGCACCCAAACGTGCCCAGATGCAAACAAATCAGATACTGCGTTTAGACGGGCAATCTTGTCGTTCCCCCGGCTTGGGGTGAACTCTTGCACGGGGATTCCCATCGCCCGAAGCTCAAATATCAGGGGCGAACCCGCCGCTTTAGCCTCTACTATGAGGGAATCAACCTCCCATTCCTTAAATTCTTCCTGCGCCCGCTGTTTTAACTCGGGAAACTCCATACGCTTTTTGAACGCATTGAGCAGGATGATGTTGGCCCGATTTACGCCCCGGTCGTCGTCTTGATAGAACACGCCCCATGTTGTGCATGCGCTGTAATCGGCCCGTTCTGTCTTCAAGAACGCCGTATCCCACGACTGGATAACAAACTCATAGGTCGGCGGGCGATCATGTGGCCAAACTTTCCACCATTCGCGTTTCACAATCGCACTTACGTCCGACGTGGGCTGCTGCATGTACTGCGCCTGCCATTTGGCGTTAGGCAACTCTTCTTTTAGGGCTTGTAGCTCCTTGAGCGCCCAAAACTCGGGCCATAAGGGTTTACCCGAGGGCAAAATGGCAGGAAACTCGATGACTTCCCACTCTTCACCCGACCTTTGGGCCGCAGCCTTGACCACCTGCCCCGTCAAATCCCGCTTTGACCACCGTGTCATCACTACAACAATAGAGCCACCCGGCTGTAAACGCTGGCGGGGGCCAGATGTGTACCACTCATACGTCTTGTCGTAGATTTCTGGGTTAGTCTGGGCCATCGCGGCCTCTTGCTCCGAGTGTGGGTCGTCTATTATTAGTATGTCGGCACCTTTACCAGTCACAGCACCCCCAACACCGATGGCAAAGTACTCACCACCAAAGTTTGTGTTCCATCGACCCGCTGCTTTTGAGTCAGTCTGCAAGTCTAAGGCCGGAAATATCCGCTTATAGTTAGTGGAGTCCACCAAGTTACGCACTTTTCGCCCGAACCCAACCGCCAATTCGGCTGTGTGGCTGGTCTGGATGACCTTTTTACCCGGAAACTTACCAAAAAACCATGCCGGTAGCAGATAAGAGGCAAATTCTGACTTGGTATGCCGTGGCGGCATGTTAATGATCAGCCTTTTACATTCCCCGTTGGCCACCCGCTCAAACGCTTTAGCCATTTTCTCGTGGTGCCGACCGTGGATAAAACCGGGCCACATCTCTCTGACAAACACCATGAAGTCATCAGCCGCTCGTGTACGCAGCTTGCGGGTATTTAGCTCATCCAGAATATCTGCGATGGCTTCTTGCTCGTCCGGGGGGAATTTCTTGAGCAGCGTCTGCTGCTGCGCGTATGGCAGTGTCTGTAGTTTCTCCAGCACCAACTCAATCTTCATCAATCTCTTCCAACTCTTTGCCCGTCATGCCTAACTCTTCATCCAGATCAATCAGTTGAACCGCAGACGCACCGTTGAGGTATGTCTCGTCCTTGATCTGCAACGCGCTGGACTCTACATCAATGATGTTGTCCATATAGGCTGATAACTTAGTAGCCAGTTCAGCTTGCAACTCTTCAGTTGTCCTGTGAGTGATATTGATATCCAGCCGTTCTGCAAACGCCCCCACGTCACTCATCTTGCCCAGCATCTCCAGCGCCTTTAACTGGGTGGACTCTTTGTCTGAGCCTGTCAGCATCAGCAACCGCATCTTCACGTAGTTACGCACCTGTGCAGCGTTGCGTACAACCTCAACGTCATACTCGTCCAACATGGACTTGAGCAAAACGGCTGCTGCTGAATTGAGTTCTTTACCCGCAGACGGGGTTTCAAAGAACTGGGCGCGGGCTTCTTTCTTGTCAGCCGCTGTTATGACAGGGGGCTGCATCCCGTTGGCCGTCAGAAACTCCACCGTGTTGAACGCAGCTTGCGCTCGTTGGTGCAGGTCTTTGGCCTCTTCTGTGGTGAGAGAAAAGGGTACGGGTATATCTAGTTCTGGTGTAACAAGAATCATGGGTAGCGGTTTGTAGCTCCAATGGGAGCGGAGTGTACACGCTTTTGTAAAAATAATATAGGGGGTGGGGTATTTTGTGTGGAAAGATGTTGGGGGGTGTTTCTATGGCGAGTTTCCGGGGGGAGTTACGTAAGTTCATATGGGGGTGGGGGGTATGTTGTGGAAAAAGTTTTTGGTGTTGTAGTTAGAGGTCACTTTACCCCGGGCAATGTACTTCGCCGGGGTTGGTTTTTTTGTCGGGATCTTTTGAGTAAAACACAGTGCATAGCCCCGCGCAGGGCAACCGGCCTAATCTAGGGGGTGCCCCCTCCTAACTTCATACCGTATGAAGTTCCATGGCGTGGGGTGTAAAGCTAAACCTATCTCGTGCAACCTATAACAAGTTGTGCCATAATCCATTCATGGATCGGGGAAGCATAGCCGATTCATACTCTTATTAACCTATGCTGTTGAAAGTGTTTTATGACTACATTATCTTTATCGGCTGTTGCAGCCGCTTGTGCTGCCTCCCTTGTTGAAGCAAAGTCTCATGAGGACAAAGCTGCTGCATGCAAGGAAGCGGCTAACAAGCAGATCGCTATCCTGTTTAAGGAAAAAGCAGTTGTCGGTCGCAATGGTAAGTGCAGCATCGGATCGTCGTTCTATGATGGTCTGGTGACTGGTGGATGGGCAAAGGGTACTGCCAATAACTATCTGTCGGTGTTTCGTGACGCTGTTAAGACTGGTAAGCCAGTCACTGACTGGAACCCTAGCAGGAAAAACGCAAAGGCAAAAAGTGCAAAAGGCAAAAAGGAATTCGCGGACAAACTAGCAACGGTCTACCGTGATGCAGACTTCGCAGGGTTCATTGCAGACCTGCAACAAGCATTCTATGATGATGAAATCGTGACTCTGATTGATGGTGTCAAGAGTTTTCTTGAGGCATCGGGAATCGAGTTGAAATAATCGACCCCTTAAAAACCCCGCTTCGGCGGGGTTTTTTTTCGCCCAAAATTTCCCAGTTTTTTTCCGGGAAAAAGTTTTGAGACC